CACCAAAGATTTTCTTACACCTTTTTTAACGGGTGCAACTTTGTGTCTTAAGAATGATGCAAAGAATATTGCTTGTCCTTGTTTCAGGGGCAGCGGTTTGCTATCACCCATTTCTGAAAAAAGAAGATCTCCACCTGTAAACTCTGATGGATCTGATAATAAACATGTCATAGATATTTTTCTAATTGGATTTTGACCATCTTGACCAAACGCATTAAGATCCATGTGCCAATCATAAAAACCTTTTTTAGGATAGACTGTAAACTGTGCAGGTTCCGTAAGTCTTACACCATCAAAATAAAAATGATTTAAATTTACTATAGATAATTGATTCTCAATTATTTTATACATCTGTGGTAGTTTAGTAAAAGGTATCCAAGAAATTGTTGTCACTCGTTTCTTAGTATCGTATTGACCTTTCTCTCCACCACCTACTTTTGCTTCTTCAGGTGCACATTGATGACCCGCGTTAATAATCATTTTACATTGTTCTGGTGTAAACATAGGTTGTGTAGTTGTGGCAACGTAAGATTGCCATGTTGGCATTCTTGGTATCATTCGTTTTGTCCTTGTCCAGTTCTTGAAGATACAGGATTGTAATCAACATCTACATTACAAACTAATGTTCTTCTTGTTTCTTTAGTTCCGTTAAATGGATATACGCAGTGTCTCATGTCATAAGGAAAAACATAAAAGTCACCAATCCTCATGTTAGGTGAATAGTCTGTTTTAGAAAACTGACCGTTAGCTGCACCTATAATCTGTAGTCTACCATTCATAGGTTTTGATTCTGCTGAATATTCTACGCCTGTTTCTTTTGGTAATTTTAAAATCATCACAGAAGATAAACCTGTATAGAGCTTACCTTGGTGTATGTGCACAGGATTATATTCATGTGCTTTCATTTCATTAACCCAAATAGAATTTATAGATTTTTGTGTTGGACCTATCTTGTTCCAATCTGTGTAGTGATCAAAGATACTATGAAACCATTTTAGTATATCATTAGGTAAGAAACTATGCTGATGCATCTTATCGTTATTAGGACCAGAGTAAAATAAAGATACTTCGTCTTGTATTTTACCAACTAACTGTTTGTTGGCTTTCGGTAATTGTTTCTTTTGTCTTTCGTAAATTTCATTAAGACCTACGAATATTTCCAAAGGAACCTGGTATTTTAAAACCGTTTGACCTAAAAATATAAAGTCGAACTTCATTTTAATTTTTTAGTTTTCTTACTATCTAAAGACAAAG